AAGAACGTTTTGCGTTTGTTAGTTCTACCTTTGGTAGCAACCCAGCCCATGCTCAGCGCCTGTACGAGTACTCAAGTAAACATTGGTTGTCGTATAGTACTCCAATTCTCTCATTCGGTCGCTCCAAGCGTGGACTGCCAATCTCCTGTTTCCTCAACTACATTGAAGACACGGCTGAAGGATTAGTTAACAACTTCAGCGAAACAAGTTGGTTGTCTATGATGGGCGGTGGTGTTGGTATCGGTTTCGGTATTCGTTCTGCCAGTGATAAGTCAACTGGTGTTATGCCTCACTTGAAAACTTATGATGCTAGTTCATTAGCTTATAAACAAGGTAGCACTCGTCGTGGTTCATACGCTGCTTACCTAAGTATTGACCATCCTGATATCATCTCCTTTCTAGAGATGCGTAAGCCAACAGGCGACCAGAATATGCGTTGTCTGAATCTTCATCATGGTATTAACATTCCTGATGCGTTCATGGAAATCATCGAACGTGCTATGGTTGATGATCATGCAGACGATGGTTGGGACTTGGTTGATCCAGCATCTAACGAAGTTCGTGAGCGAGTATCTGCCAAAGAACTATGGCAACGTATCCTTGAGATGCGTATGCAAACAGGTGAGCCATACATTCACTTTATTGATGAATCAAATCGTAAAATGCCACATCACCTGAAGGCGTTGGGTTTAAAGATCCATCAGTCCAATCTCTGCTCTGAGATTATTCTACCAACAAACGAAGAACGTACTGCTGTTTGTTGTTTGTCTTCTTTGAACGTTGAGTATTATGATGAGTGGAAACACGATAGTTTATTCCTTCTTGATATTGCAGAAATGCTTGATAATGTTCTTCAGTATTTTATTGATAATGCGCCTGACTCAATTACCAGAGCGAAGTATTCCGCCATGCGTGAACGATCAATCGGTATCGGTGCGTTGGGTTGGCATGCCTTCTTGCAGAAAAATAACCTCCCATGGGAATCAAGTATCGCAGTAGGAAAGAATAAACAGATCTTCAAATATGTGAGAGAGAAATTAGATGAAGCTAATCAATCGTTGGGAAAACTTAGAGGTGAAGCGCCCGATGCAGTGGGTACTGGGAATCGCTTTAGTCATCTTATGGCTATTGCTCCCAATGCTTCTTCTTCCATTCTCATGGGCAATACTAGTCCTTCTATTGAACCTTATCGTGCCAATGCTTATCGCCAAGACACTCTATCGGGTTCTCACCTAAACAAGAACCGCTACTTAGATGAACTCATCCAAAAAGAAGCAGTCAATCATAAAGAGGGTTGGTCAGATGAAGTATGGTCGAGCATCATTGCGAATGATGGTTCAGTTCAGCACATCGATTGGATGGACGACTGGACAAAAGATGTTTTCAAAACTTCTATGGAAATCGACCAGCGCTGGGTCGTCCAGCATGCCGCAGACAGGCAAGTATTTATAGATCAAGCCCAGTCCTTGAATGTGTTCTTCCGACCAGACAGCCACATCAAGTACATCCATGCGGTGCACTTCCAAGCGTGGAAGCAAGGTTTGAAGACTATGTACTACTGCCGTTCTGATAAGATCGCTAAGGCTGACAAAGTTAGCAAGCGTATCGAACGTGAGGTTATGAAAGAGATTGATCTCCACGCACTGACAGAAGGTAACGAATGTTTGGCTTGTGAGGGATAATATGTTAAGCACCCCAATTGAGATTGATTCTTTCTTATCCGAAGACGAATTTGAATTCGTCTGGAAACACTTTGAAACCCAGAACTGGGAATTTAAAGCTGGTGAACGTGGAATCAACTATCCAGTTAGAACTTTTTGGTATAAGGAACTAGAACATATCCCAGAAATCGTGTCAATTTTTAAAGCAAAGATTGAAGGAATTATGGGGGTTCCAGTTGTAACTAATAGATGTTATGCTAATGGGCAAGCCCACAGCCAGACAGCATTTGTGCACACAGACCCAGCAGAGGAAACTGGAATCTGGGGTAGTTGTGTATTTTATCTCCATCGAAATTGGTTACCACACTTCGGTGGTCATTTAATCTTTGTAGATAATAACAATCCTCATCATCCCAGAGTTTCTAAATCTATTTTCCCGCATACAAATTCTGCTGTTGTATTTGATTCACGACAACTACATTGTGCTTTAGAGCCAACTGTGTATTGTCTGGAACAGCGAATAAGCATAGCATATAAATTTAAAGTAGTTGAATGATGGATGCTTACGAACTTTCGGCCAAGATGAAAAAGCTATGGGGTGAAGAGTATCTCCACTGGCAAGATGCTGCAAAAACTAATAAAGAAAAGATACTGGTTCCTGTCTATGTTTACACAGACAAGGGAGCAGTAAAAGTTAAATCTATCGATGTGGATCCCACACTCGGTATTATGTTGGAGTTAGAAGATGGTAAAGAAGAATAATAGCAAACTAACAGATGAACGCACGCACTTTAAGCCGTTCAACTATCCATGGGCTTATGATGCATGGTTAAAACACGAACAGGCGCATTGGTTACACACCGAAGTGCCGATGATGGAAGACGTTAAAGATTGGAAGAAGAAACTAACAAATGAAGAAAAGACATTCCTTACTAACATTTTTAGATTCTTTACTCAGGGTGATATTGACGTTGCTGGTGGTTACGTTAATAATTACCTTCCCCATTTTCCTCAGCCTGAAATTAGGATGATGCTTCTGGGGTTTGCTGCCCGTGAAAGTTTACACGTGGCTGCTTACTCTCACTTGATTGAAACTTTGGGTCTGCCTGAAGTAACATACAGTCAATTCTTGGAATACCAAGAGATGAAAGACAAGCATGATTACGTCACTGAGTTGTCTTCTCGTAATGGAACACTAGCGTCAACTGCTGAACACATCGCTGTGTTCTCTGCTTTCACTGAAGGTATGCAGTTGTTCTCTTCATTCATTATGTTGTTGAACTTTCCTCGCCATGGTTTGATGAAGGGTATGGGACAGATCGTTACTTGGTCTATCGTTGACGAAACGATGCATGCCGAGAATATGATTCGTCTATTCAAAGAGTTCGTCAAAGAAAATCCTGAGATTTGGAATGATGAACTTAAAGGAAAGATATATACAATCGCAGAGAAAATGGTTGAACTTGAAGATAAGTTCATCGATCTCTCTTTTGCTGGCGCAGACATGCGTGATCTAACAGCAGCAGAAGTTAAGCAATACATTCGTTATATCGCAGACCGTCGCCTAATCTCATTAGGAATGAAGGGTATTTTTAAAGTCAAAAAGAATCCACTACCATGGGTAGAAGAGATGATCAACGCACCAGTTCACGGCAACTTCTTTGAGAACCGTGTAACTGACTATGCTAAGGGTGCGCTCGGTGGTACGTGGGACGATGTATGGGGAAAGGCAAAATGATTACAAAACACTATGAATGTAAATCTTGTGAGGCAGAAGGTAAAATCACTGTAAAGGGTGACGACCACAATCTATCAGATATCGTCTACTGTCCAGTTTGTTCAGCAGACATTTATGAAGAGGAAGACTTCGACGAGGAGAACTAATAAATAGTCCACTATGTGGACATTTAATAATATCACCGTTGAAGAGTTGCCCGAAGACTGCGTTGGCTTTGTTTATTTAATTACGAACAAAGCCAACAGTCGTATGTACGTGGGTAAGAAGTTAGCCAAGTTTTCTAAGACAACCTACAAGACGGTTACTCAGAAGAATGGTGTAAAGAAGAAAAAGAAGATCAAGTCGAAGATCGACTCCGACTGGATGGACTACTATGGTTCAAGTATAGAACTAAATAAAGACGTAGAGACTCTCGGGAAGGATAACTTCACTCGTGAGATTCTTTTTTATTGTAAGTCTAAAGCAGAGTGCTCATACATAGAAGCACGAGAACAATTTTCCAGAAGAGTTCTGGAAAGTGATGATTTTTATAATGGCCAGATCTCGGTGAGAGTGCACGGCTCTCACATCAAGGGTAAGTTATGACATATCTACTATTTGCTATCGCATTGTCTCTGTCGACTGTGGCAGAATGGTACGCCATCGTTGGTTTAATGGCGATCTTTGCTTCAGCCCCAATTCCTATCGCTATCATGGGTGGACTGCTAGGCGCAGCTAAACTCGTAATCGCATCTTGGTTGTATCGCAATTGGAAAGAGATTCCGTTGCTGATGAAAACCTACTTCACCATCTCCCTACTAATTCTGATGTTCCTAACTTCAATGGGTATCTTTGGCTTCTTGTCAAAGGCTCACTTGGACCAAGCCGTTCCATCTGGTGATGTTATGGCCAAATTGAATATTGTTGATGAGAAGATTAGAACTGAAAAGGATAACATTGATGCAAACCGTAAGGCTCTTAAACAGATGGACGAGGCTGTTGACCAAACAATGGCACGCACAGATAATGAAAACGGTGCCACTAAAGCAGCATCTTTGCGTAGATCGCAGCAGAAAGAACGTAGTCAATTGGCTTCGGAGATATCCAAATCGCAGACTAACCTTGCTGCCTTACAAGAGCAACGTGCACCCATCGCTTCTGAAGTACGCAAGGTTGAAGCAGAAGTAGGTCCAATCAAGTACATTGCTGCTGTAATCTATG